ACTCAAATATCTTCTGTTGGGTTTTCCCCTGTTGAATCGAGGAAACCGCGCTGAAAGCGGCACCCAAAGCGGCGATAATTGCACCCCACATTTTGCGTTACCTCACGATTGAGAAGATTTTATAATCCTGTCCGGTTTCGCTGTATTTCCGCAGCTTCCCCTCACACTCAAATCCGAGATGGGCGAGCAACTTTTCCGCCCGTATGAACCCGTCGATGACGATTGCCTGGATTCGGTGATATTCTGTGCATCCGGCGATGAACTGCCGCGCCGTCGATAGGATGAATTTCGGATACCGGGCCGCGATAGTCGATGACACACTCCATGCCTCCCCTACCCCGTTCCAGATATTGATGATCCCGCCGCACGCAATGATCCGGTTTTCGTCGTTCAATAGGGTGATCGCTGGTCCGTTCATCCTCTCCCGCGCCTTCCTCATAAGCGTTTCCGGGTCCATATTCCCAGCTCTGTCCGGGTTGTCCTGAATGGTCATTTCAATCAAATGTTCAGGAACGAACGGGATGACCCTCACGGATAGCTCTCCAATTCGGGAATCGCCGCAAGCAGCGTCATGGGCAGAGCGTCAGACTTGCGGATGAATATCTTTCCGTCAACCCCGTAACCCGCCCGAAACGGCCCCTCATAATCGCCTGAGAACAGGGACGCGCCGACATCATGAACGTCAAGGCGTGTCGAATCCGGGCCGATGTTCAATTTCCCGGCGGTTTCAAACAGGCGAAGGACGATGCTTGAAATGCGCTTCTTCTTGCCCTGTACCTCTACCGGAGGACATCGGAGGGTTTCTATGTCGGTAGTCATTGGAAGGCCGACTTGCACGACGTACGGAGCGGATGGAACGCCAATCGCCCCGCTTGCAACGGTCGTGGCCGTGTTCATTATGCCGTCCGCAAGGACGTTGACCGATTCTCCTTCAAGATGGGTCAGGCCGCTAATGGTGAGCGTCGTCGCGCTGTTGTAGGTCAATCCGCAATCCACATAGAAGGCATCAGAAAGGCTCAATCCACTCCATGTCGGATTCAATCTCTCAATGTACCGGACGACTGACCCGTTGATGGTCCGCTTCACGATGAACCACACTTCATCCTCTTCCACTCCGGGGATGACCGCTACGGACTCGAAATAGCCGAGCGTTTCATGATGCGACCATCCAACAACATCATGCTCCCGAAGGTAGGTCAGCGCGATAAGATCCCCGTCGTCCCGGATGCACCACAGGATTTGAAGGGGCGACTTCTGGTAGGCAATACCCTTGATCGTATTGTTCCGAATCAAATGCTCCGCGAGAATCGACAGATCGACACCCTTGTATGAATCGATCTGAAAATCATAGCCGAACTCACGGATGGTCTTGCCGGTGTTTTTCCCCGCCCTCTGGACGAACATCAAGAGGTTTCCGACCCGAACAGGCTGCAAGTCGTGACATCCGTGGCCGGTATCCTGGTACATATTCACGCTTGAGGGCGAAATTGGCCCATCGTTCCCACTCGCCAGCCATTCCCCACCGATGGTCCCGATAATGAGCTTCTTGAGGGATGCAAGCCACTGGATAGCGTTCACTTGGCTTGACTGAATGGTATAGGTGCAGGCATCCGTATCGGTTATCGTGGCCCCGACTTTCGCATTGAAATTCTCATAATCCCCGGAAACGGAAAGCCATAGCGTTTGAGGCTGCCCAGCCGTGGCCGCAAATCCAAGACGCTCCTCAAAGAATGTCACGCAGGACGGATAGCCCTCAATTTCATCCCATGCCGACTTTGCCCAATTCGCCGTTGCGGTGTGCGCCGTGAGGTCCGTTGTCACATTCCCTTGACAGTTCGTTGCATCGTTCACCGTGGCTATATTGAAATACCCGCTATGGAGCGCGACATCCGTTCCGACCCAATCAGCGGTAAACAGGCTGTCACTGGCAACTACCGAAACGGCCCCGGTGGTAGCGTCGGCGTCAAGCGTGACCGATGTTTCATTCGTTTCGAGGAGCGGAGGCCAGTCAAAATCTACCGTCGCCAGCGTCCAATCGTCATGACCGGCCCGCGTCAGTTTCGCGGGGGCATGGTCTGGATGGGTGATATAGAGCGTATCGGCGGATTGGCAGAAATTCAGCGCCGCCAGTTCGCTTTCAAGGTATGTCGTGGCAATCTCGTAAGCAGCAGCGCCGCCGGAAAGCGGGTAGGGAATGGTTGGGGGAACGAACTCGGCAGTCCACCGGGCAATTCCTTTCGATACCCGGAATCCGGCCATCCGGCCTTTACACCCCGCCGTTTCGCTCCCCTTTGACCGGAGAATTTCAAGAGGAGCCGCCGATGCGGTTAAGTTGGGCCACGGATCGGCGTCAGTTAGTACGTTGCTGCGAGCCCTTCCGTTTACAGTGATGACCCAATCATTTACGTTTCCACCCCATCCCCGTATGATAGCGATATGCATCCAAGTGTCGGCGGAATAGGTTGACCCAGTAAATGTCCATAATGAAACCGTAAAAACTCCCGCTACCTTGATTGCAAATCTCATAAACCCGAAAGTATCTACTACTTTATAGAGACATTCGACATGATTATTGGCATCAACATACTGATTAAAAAATCCTTGGCTTGCCGCGACATCTTCAAGTTTAATCCAGAAATCAACCGTGAACGCCCCGGTGTCCATGAACCAATCAGCATGAGCGACGGAAAGCAGATATGCGGTCGTGGCGCCGGATGAATGAGCGCACAGACCGCCCGGATACGGGCTATCGGAATCATCCATCCTTATCCCGCTTGCCCCGCCGTAAGTGGCAATCGGCTTATCAGTCGCCGCGTCAGTGAATAACTGGCTCGCATTGGCACCCGTTGGCTGAATATAAAAGACTGTTTCGGCGTCGAATTGCTGAATCTGCCCGCCATCCATGTAAAAACGGGCGTACTGGTCGCCAAATTCAATGACGTATGCCTGATCCTTGGAATACTCGAAAGGCACCAATCGGGCCAACTGATCGGCGTTCTTGCAGGCGGCGATATACTGCGTTCCCGGACGGCGCATTACCCCGCCGTGGGGCTGGGGAAGGGCATTCAGGCACGTTGACAGCGAAGAGGCATACTTTGCCAGATCGACACGCCCGCCCGTCCGGGGGGAGATTTCGCCATTATTGAATGATGCTTGCAGTAAAGACGGCATCTAGTGCCTCACCGTAATCCAGGGGTCGTTGTAGGAGTAATCCGCATCTTCCTCTTCACAGCCGGTTTTTTTTGCTTCCGCCAATGCCTGCCTGTAAATTGCCTCCATTGTCGGCAACATCTGCGCCCCGGCCTTTGCGCCCATAAGCGGCATACAGAGCATCGATGCCAGTTTCGCAATCAGGCATTCCTCAAACTCATCGGAGAATTTCGTCGTGTCCGTGACGGCCTTGGTATAGATCAAGACAGGCGCGGAGTCCGTAGTTACAAGCCTTTCCTCAAACCGCTCAAATTTCGCCTTGCTTTCGAGTCGGCGGGGTTTCAGGCAGTCGGAAGGAATGTCGTAGGTGTAGCCGTTCCGGAAGGTCGTCAGGGGTTCGACCCGGATTGCTGTTCCGCCCGACGTATAGGCCGCGTACTTACCGCCGTCGATTCCAAGAAGGGAGAATGTGGCCGTGTTCGCCGTACCGACGTCGAAAACAAGATCGTTTATCTCATCCGTGCCGGAAACATCCTCAATGAGAACATGCATCCCCGCCGAATAGCTGTTCGTCCCGGTTATAACAACCGGATTTGAGGTCGCCACGTTCGTAATCGTGACCTCATCTGAATAATCATCCGAAGCGTCATAAAGATCGGTTCGGACAAGAGGGGTCGCCTTTTTCGCAAAGCTCCACGGATACTTCTTGAGCAGATCATCCCGCGTTTTCGCATACAGGATATTGCATGTCCTGTCCGTGATCTTCGCATTTGCCGTCAGGGAGGTTATGGCTTCCGCCCCGATCCGGCCTAGCGCGGCATTGCAGATTTCGAGATTATCTACTGCCATTTGCATTCTCCAAGTATTTTATGGCATTAGAAAGTGATACTATATTGTCCTTGAACGAACCGATAGCAATGTTGCAAAAATGGCATAACAGGCCACGGACCCGCCCTGTTTTTGCATCATGATCGACGAACAATTGCGGAACCTTGCCAAACTTAATATCGGTTTCATGTATTCCGCATATTGCACATTTCCCCTCTTGACGGACCCACATATCCGCCAAATCCTGTTCCGTAACCCCGTATGATCGCTTAATGCGCCAGGTTTTAATGCGCCTCCGTACTATTTCTCCATTTTTTAAACGAAAATCAGCGGAATACGCCCGAGAACAAGTCTTGCATTGAGAGGTCAATCCACATCCCTTATACCCGGTGTTTCGTGTTCGCTGGTAAAACATATCCAACGACAGCCATTCATGACACTGGCAGCATCTTTTCTTCCCATCGACGATGGATGTCCACTTTTGTCCGGATGGCCCGACCATCGGCTACTCCTTTACGGTGTTGGCGACATCCTGATTCGTCTGGTTCTCGGTCTGTTTCTCGCGCACCATTTCAATGAGTTTTTCACGGGTGATTTCCTCATCCTTAATGGGCGTCTTGTACCGCTTCTCCATGATGTTCAGGAGGTCGTGCTTGGTCATTCGTTTCAACATATAGTCTTTGACAAATGCGCCCTCAGCCTGCTTGTCGGTCACGGGAGGGACGGGAACAGCGACCGGAGGAGCGTCAACCCGGACAAAGTAGGCCCGTCCGGTTTTCGTCTTTGGAGGTTCATCCTCTCCCTCGTAAACCTGCTTGCCGTCAGGAAACGGCGACCAGAACGTATTTTTCCACCAGCACCTTTCAATGCAATTCCACCGTGCCATTTTGCGATCTCCTTTTTTCAAGATTGGCCTGAATGCGATCCAGTTCACCCCTGAATGCGATACTCGCGGGGAATGCCGGATTCAAATCCAGGCTGATTCGGTTGTATATATCCGCCAACCCGTAGGCCCCTTTAATGAGGGCCGCTTTTGCCGTCTGCGCGTAAAGCGAATAGAGGGTTATGACTCCATCGAACCGATACAGGGCACGGCAACACAGATCCCATGCCATATTGATCTCGCCATTTTTCGCCGCAAGATAGGAGCACCGGGTCAGATATTCGCTGTTGCGGTCATACTCTATGGCTTTCGCGCAGAGTGCGTATTGATCCTCTTTCGTTTTCCGGTGACTCGCCTTGACGTACCAATACAGCCCGACAACCCGCTTTCCGATATTCTCCCACAGCAGGCGGGGAACGGCGATCAACAGGAGGAGGATAATCATGGGAGCATACGGGGATGCTGTCACCGGGGGTGTCAATGCCCCAAGCAGCCCGAAAACCGGCATCGCAGTATGGATCTCCCTGAAGGTGAAAAACCATAGCGCCGTTCCCGCGCCGATGAGGAGTTGCGCGGAAAGCAAAGGGCTAAACGACCAATCCGCCGACCAGTAGATGAACCCGATGAGCATGAGGCCGATAACTCCAAGATCATACCAAAATTCCAGAAAGTCATTGTGGACCCGATGAGTCGCCACGAATGGCTTTCTGTAACTGTGCTCGATCCTGAAGGTATTAAGCCCCCACCCAAATACCGGCTTTTCGAGAATCAGGGAAATCGCCTTTGCGAAAATGACATTCCGGTCGGAAAGCCTCTTGTTCTTGATTCGCGCCAGAGCAATGATCCCGATTGCCAGTACCGGGATGAACACCAACCACAACTTCATGAACATGAATATCGAGGCGATCCCGATCAGCGTCGCCGCCTGTGCGTTTCTCGAACGGGAATAAAAGATTCCCAAAACGGTCAGCAGAACGAACGGCAGCACCCATAAGGTCACGTTCTGAGCCAGCCATGCGCCCGTCAGCACGTTCAGGGCGAGATACACGCCCGCATGGTTGCAGTTGCCGAATAGTCCACCGGGACGCTTATATGACTCCTGCATCATTCTTTCGGCGTCCGTCAGGAGATGGCTTGCCGCCATGAGCTTCCGGTATTTCACTTCCTCCCACATCATTGTCGCTGCGATTCCCGGAGCAGGCGCAAAGCACAGGAAAAGCGCGGTTTCCCGGTCGATATGCTGCGCGACGTAATACGCAGTCAGGCACGACAGAATCATCAGGCCGTCAAAGATGCTGTGCTCTTTATTCCCCGACCAAAAGACGGACAGGACGATGTACCCACCGAAGAGCAGAATTGGCAGGGAGGGGGCCGGAAGGGGAGCGGAATATAAGTATCCGATCCCGGCGATTGCCCCCAAAAGTGCCATTCCAGTGACGGACAGGTATTCACGGACGCCGTTCGGCCCTCCGGGATAAAATATCGGGAGAGCCAGGAGAAAAAAGCACGCAAAGGCTTCAAGCATAAACCCCCTTGATGGTGGGCGAGGCAGACGCTTTGCGCCCACCCCGCCCGGTTAAGGATTACCGCGTCGGGAGGGGAGACTCGGAATCCAGGCCGATCCATGCGTCAAGGGCGCCAGCGGCCAGAGTGGACCCGCCGATGGTGACGACGATCCCGGCATACCGGGAAACCTTGCCGGCGGGGATCTTGTACCGCATGACATCGGCCCCCGCCGCCGCAGCCGATTCGATGGTTGCCTCGATCAACCTCGTGCCGGAAGCGACACCAGCCGCCGTGTGGGTGTAGAAATCCACCGTTGCGGCAGGAGATGCGCCGACCGTCGAGAGAGTTGTCGCAACGCGGACGTTAAGGTACAGATCGCCGCCCTCCCCGATGTCGGGAGTATTGGCGACATCCCAGCAGTTGTATCCGGTCCCGAGGTCAAGAACCTCGCTCGAAACCGTAGCCGCGCCGATTCCGGTAATCGCCGCCGCGTCCATCAGTTCAAGTTTCTTGTCAAGAACAGCCATGATTTACCTCCTTCTAGGCCGCCACAGCGGTTTCGGTGTTGACGATTGCATCGCACTTGCGGACAGGGAATCCCCGGAACTTCACAACGGGAACGCCGAAAGTGTTGTCGATGCTGTAAAGGACGTTGCTCTTATCCATCGCCTGAATGTCCATCTGCGTGAAAATGTCCTTGTTCGCGTAAATCACCGCACCGGCACCGCGAGAGGGCATTGCGTTGAGCAGGGAAATCAGGTCATCCGGGTCAAAGATGTTGGTGGTCCCGGTGACTTCGATGTTGGCGACGCGGCCAATGCAGCGGTTGTCCTTTACCGCCATGCCGCAGTTGACCTTGAAATGGTCACGGTATGCCATCATCAGGCTGGGCGTCCCGGCGCTCGTGGTGACATCCACTTCCTTCCGGCCAAGATCCTCATGCTTGATCCCGTAGTTCGGGCTACCCTTGGGGTAGATCATGAAGGTCTTGTTTTCGCCCCACTGGACGATGTAGATGGAGGTCGTATCGCCACCCGACCCGCCCGCGCTCACGACGCCGCACGGCGCACCGGATGCCACGAGGTCGTTGATCCGGTAGGCCAGCCCGGTAAACTCTTCCGGGGTCGTGTGAGAGTTGCCGTAAAATACCTTCGTCGCAAGGGTCTGAGACATACCCTCGATGAAGGCAGTCGCTTCGCTCATTCGGAAAGCGGCGGGGTTCGGTGCCGCGTCCGCGAGATCCGCATCGCACTGGGAGAACGCTTCCAGCATACCGATGGTTTCGGACACCTGAACCGTGCGGGACGCCTCAAGCGCGATTCCGCCGTTGAGCTTGCGGAAAGAGCCGGTAGGCAGGTACGCACGCCGGGTAATCATATGGCTGAAGGTGTCGTTGGCTTCCAGCCACGGAGCATCCAGAAGGATCTCGTTATCCCGCGCCAGGACTTCCGCGATGACAGCGGCATTCCCGGCAGGGTCTTTGCGTTTCGTCAGCTCAACGAGAGTAAGCTGGCCTGTCGTAACAGTCGTTCCCATGAAAACCTCCTATTTCTTTTCCATAGAGGGGAAGCTCAAGATGGGAGAGCCTCCCTCCGAACGATTCACTTCTTTGGGCTTGTTCCCGCCCTCAATGAACGCGGATTCCGAAAGCATGGTCGAAATCTTGTGGAAGATTTTGATGAACGTCGGATGATCTCCCGCGCCGGTATCGGACAGGAATTTAACGAACTCATCCCCGCCGATCCTCTTTGCCGTGATCTTGGCCGCGTCGAGCTTGGTTTCGTATTCCGCCCCCCATTCCTTCTTGAGAGCGGTAACGGCATCTTCGCGCTTAGCCTTGATCTGGTTATCAACGGCGGCGATGTCTGCCTTGGTTTTCTCGAAATAATCCTTGGCAAACGCCTCCGTGTCGGCCTTTGAAAATCCCCTCTTGTGCGCCGTACTCCGCAACCAATCGATGTCCTGCTGCGTGAACGGCAACCCTTCCGGGAGGGAAATATCATAGCCTTCCGGCTTGTCCGGCCTTCCTAATGCTTTGTAGAAATCCGCCCTTTCCGCATCGGTGGCTTTGTCACCCGGTTTGAAAATAGCCCCTTCCAGTTTGGTCTTTAGGGCGTCATGGCCTGTCTTGATTTCCAAAGCCGACTTGACAAAATCCCCCGGCTTCGTGAACCCCTTGACAAACTCATGCTCCCTCAATTCCGTCGGCAGGGCTGCTCTCCATCCCAACGACTGCTCCGCACTCTGATCTTGATTCCCCGAAGGGGTCACTTGATCGACTTCCATAAAATCAAATCTCCTTTTCCTTTAATTGTTTCAGTTTTTCGGTATCTTGCATCTCGCATTGAGCGAGTATGTAGTTCCCGATATTCCGCTCGCCTTCCGCGAAATCCTGCAGCTTCGCATTGTGGGCGTTGAACGTGATGCCGAAAACGTGGCAACGGTTCACGATGTCATTCAGAACCAGTTTTCCGTCTGGCCCGGTCTGCAAGAAAATCTTCTTGAAAGAACGGGATAGCTGCTCTCGCTCCAATTTCTGCTTGCGCTCTTCCGGGGTCGGTTCACGCTTCTCAGACTGAAAACCGTCCGTCATTGCTGCGCCCCTACCAGAGCCGTCAAAGCGTTATCGCCCTTCATATCGGCCCCGGCTAACTGCTTGACGCCCTTTGCCGCCGTCGCCATCGCTTCCGCCTGCGCCATTTCCTGTTGTGCCTGCATCGCCTGCGCCCGCGCATCCCGGATCGCCGCTACTTCCTCATCGTCCCTGATAATCTCGGTCGGCGTCCCCACCATTTCGGCGTAAGCATCGACGGCCTTGTCCTGATTGAGCTTATCGAGGGCTTGCGGATCATCCGGATTGAGAGCAGCAAGATTTCCCACAAAAGCCACGGCAGAAGAAATAGCGGATGTTCCGATACGCTTCTGCGCCTGTGCCAGAAATGAGACATATTCCACCTTCAAATCCGCCCCCTCCAATTCAGGGGGAGGCATTGGGATCAGGCCATGCCGCCATGCAATCGCAAACGTGCGGGAAATCACTGGGTCAAGCAGTTCATGAAACTGCCGCTCGATCACCGGGCCGAGCATGATTAACTTCTCTTCCTGCAACTCCATAATCTCCATCATGTTCTTTGGCTGAATCCCCGGAGATTGAGAAAGCATCAAAAAGAGGTCGTTGTAATACCCTTCCCTGATTTGCTGCCGTACATCCTGAATCTTCGCCTGTGTGCTTTGCAGGTCGGGATTGATCTGATAGAGAGGCTTCACGCCCTCATCAGACGTCGGATCAACCCAATTCAGACCACCAGGAAGCATATTCAGCGTGTCCTTGAAGGTAGAGGGAACACGCATCGGCGGATCATTGACCTTGTGGAGCGCGAGAAGGTAATCCTTGGTCATAACCTGAAGCATCTTTATGTCGCCCAGCAGGTCCATCGTCGGGGAAACGCCATAAGGCTCATTCCCGATAACGGACCATCGCGGACACGCAAAGGCCATTTCCTCGTAACCCTTCTTTTCGAGAATCTCCTGGTCGCCGTCAAATTCAATGAATGTTGATTCTACTGGTTTATTTGCGCTGTCCTGCTTCGTGATGTCTCGATCCTTGTTCGGTCGTACAATCTGCAAAATCTTGAAATACTCGTTAGGTTTCTTTTTCAGGACGCCGCGAACGTGCTTACCGAGCGCATCCATACCGAACTTCTGCGCCATCTGCCGCGCCGTCATGTAGAACAGACGGCCCACGGTATCGACAATCCCGAACTGATTCGTGGCAATCCGGTATTCGCCAGCCGTCAGAATGTAGAACCGGACCAGCTTTTCAGGATCTTCCTCTTGCAGAATATTTCCCGTCCCAAATCCAAACTCTTCCTCGTAAATCGTATGGATGCCCTGATAGAAGTTCGACCGGGCATAAATGGTGTAGAATAGCTTTTCGACGGTTTGCAGCCATCCCCGGATGGAAGAGGTTTTCATCATTCCGATGTCGGGGGGAAGGAACCGGAACCACGGGCGGGCCGGGGAGGTAAGGCTTCCGTGAAAGCCAGATGCCCCCATGCGGATAGCTCTGGTTGCCGTCCCATCGTAAATCTGAGCGTGCCGCTTCTCCCCGCCTTCCGCCGTCTGGCCGTCGTCAATATACTTGCCCCGGCGAGGCAGAACGTAGTCGGTAATCTCCCGATATTGCTGCTTCCAGGACAAAAACTGGTCGTCAAGTTCCTTCCAGAGTTCAAGGTATGGTTTCGCTTCCCTGTCCGGCATTATCCTCCCCCTAAAAGGGTTGGTTTCTTCGTGTTCGGCAATCCGAGCGTTTCCTGATTTCCGGCCAGAATGGTTGAACTTCTTCCGCGTCGAAGCAATGCAGCCTTTCGTTCCGCTTCTGCCGCCTTCCTTGCCGCCGAGGTATCTGTGATCTGCGGCGTAGTGGATTCGGGGATGGTCGGCATCTCCGGAGTTTCAAAGTATTTCGGTACTTCCTTGGTGAAAAATTCATACCCCACGGGAAGCCCGCCAGTAATGGCAAGTTCGGTCGGGTTGGTAAACCCCATCTTATAGAAGATATTGGAATCTCCGAATATTCTCCCGATGCTCATGCTGCCCCCTGCAAAACGGAAAACGGATCGTACTCATTGGCATATCCGGCCCGCCGCCGCATAATCGGGCGGTCATTCGTCATCGCCACCGGGTAGGCAAAAGTGAGCGCCAGCGAATCCCCGCAGTCGGGAGAGGCCAGCCCACGAGCCTTCATGTCCTCTTTCCGCTCCAAAATGATCCGGTCCCCCACGCCCTGAAATCCGTATTCCGGCCCAATAAGATCATCCCGCAATTCGGTATCGTTCGGAAGGCAACCGCCCGCCTTGATCCAATCCCGCATCCGGCACCACATTTCGGCCCGCTTGTTCGCATAATGTTTTTCGTCGTCGGCGGTTGACCCGAAAGGAACCTCAACAACGTCGTAACCGAGTTGCCGAAGCCGGTCTATCACCCCCACCCCGGCCCCCTGGTCAACAAACACCTTGTCGGGTTTCCACTCGTTGATCTCCTGCGCCACCCTTGCCGCCAAAACCATATTGTCATCGAGCCGTAACTTGATCTGTGTGAAGCAGGCCATTCCCTGCCGCTTCGTTATGCAGGAGCTATCGTCGCCCTGCCTTGCCACATCCACGCCCATGATCCGGGGCATCCGGTAATAGTCCCGCTCATGCATGGACTTTCCGAGCGCAACCTCCACGATGTCATTCGGGATTAACTGCATCGACCCCGAACGCGGCTCCTGTCCCTTCACGCGGACCCGGACAAAATCGGAATCCTCCCCGTAGTCGTCAATCCATTGCTGAATCTGCTTGCGGTTGGCCTTCTTCGCCTGACGGGAATCAACCTCCCGCGTAATCCAGCGGTGACGGAAACGCTTGAAGCATTGAGAGAACCGGCCCGTGTTTCGCGTCGGGTTTCCGAAAGCAACCCACATCGCGCCTTCCGTGGTCATGGCTCCCTCCGCAACCTCCCAAATCATGTCGGGGATGTTGGAAGCCTCATCGAAGATCATCAGGACGTACTTTTCATGCGTCCCGGCGAACGCCTCCGACCGTTCTTTGCTCCACGGGGTAGCCGTGGCAAACCAATCCTCAGGGTGATTCACATGGTAAAACTTCGTCGCCGTCCATTTGAACCAGTGGCAGTTGATCGCCATCTTGTGCCACTTCGCCAGCTCCCGCCATGTCTTAGTAGTCAACTGGACCGTGGTGTTGGCCGTCACGACAACCTGCGGAAATGGCCGCGTTGACATGAACCACAGGATGATCCAGGCAATAAGCGCCGTCTTTCCGATACCGTGGCCCGACCGTACCGCAATCTGCAACGCCTCATGAACGGTCAGCGTCCCCTTGCCGATAGCATCCAAAATATCGGCCTGCCATGTATCCGGCCCCTCTTCACCCTCAAGCGCCCCCTGCCCCCAGGAAAAGACGAAACAGACGAAGCCAAGAGGGTCATTCGCAAACCCGGCCACCTGTTCCTGTAACTGCTCCTCCCAGGTATCGGTTTTGCGGATCGGTTCAGCCTTCATTGCTAGTCATCGTATTCATATATCTTGATAACCTTCCCGTCGTCGTTCATAATAAAAAACGGCGGGTATGCTATAATGATGCGCTCGCTAATACGTTTTCCCCGATTTTCCGTTGTATGTTTGAGGTGAACAGTGACAACCCTTTTATGGGTTGGAATCAATGGTGAATTAAAGCACATATATATGGCACCATCATAAGCGTTCGTTCCGTCCGCTGTATCCTTATTCCAGTCTTCCACGGAAAAGTAATCAACATCACCGAGCATCAGTGTTTTGTTGGGGTATCCATAAGCGTCAAATCTTATAAACATATTCTTATCTCCAATAGGCAGGCAGTTACCGTTAAATGGTTGTTATCGTCTTTCCGTTTTCGTTCATCACGAAAGCGGAGTATGTGATAACTTCGTTCCGCCCTCCTTTGTCGATAAACTGAATGTTTACTTTTGGTTTTTTAAGAAAGTTTACGTCTCCGACCGTGTAGTCAAACACACCCTTGTTTACATCGGGAAAATCAATGTGTGGCAAAAGCTCGATCTGGCTACATGGACCATACATAATAAATCCCGCCGCAGTCTTAACTTTCAAATACATATCTGCCTCCTTCTGTCTTCTGATGGTTACTGCCTGCCTAGTAGTTGTCAGAAAAGCCCCCTTATTGACAAATCCCCCTGTTAAGGAGGGGAGGGTTGGTGAGCTTACGAGGACCACGTTTGGGCCAAGCAAACGTGAAATTCCCACCAACCCTCCGACGAATGGAAAGTGCTCACGAAGACAGCACCGACCACGGATCATAAAACCCGCATTTCGGAGGATCGATCTCCGGGCGCTTCATCTTCGCCAGTGCCGGATCATCCTCCCAAACAACCACCTTCCGTTCCTTCCGAACCTCCGGGAACTGAGGACGCCGCATCTTGCATTCTTTGATGATGTCAGCCTTCATGCGGTTTCATTCCAGACCGCGCAGCACCGAGCCTCGCACCCCGGAACCCCATGAACATCACAAGGCATCGACCGAAACGGATCATCCGCCCGCTTTACCTTCCAGTTAATCCGGTCAAAATTCCTATCGTATTCCAAAGAGCCAAACGACATGGCATACGCCTGTCGCTTTGCCGAACGATAATGCTTCTTCCACCTCTCCTTATCGCCCAGCGTGATCCGGTGATCGTCACTCATTTCAACAATAATCTCCCCAGCAAGAGGCACCCCAAAATGGCATAC